TCAAATAAATGAAAATGCTGCATGGGTTGGAAACGCAGGTTTAAATGATATGAATGGTTTTATTCTTGGAGCAAGACCAGAAATCACCAATTTTGGAAATATTGAAGTAAAAGAAATAATATTAAGACGTACTGCTGATAATGCAATCGTACAGCAACAGATTTATGATTATTTAGCATTAGCAAATGGATTATGATATCAATATTTTTAAATAAAACGGATGCTCAGAAATATTCTGACAAAGTACATAATTGGTTAAAGGCAAATTGTCCCGGTTATAATGCTGTAAAATGGCAAGAACCACAAAAGCATCCTACGTTTGAACAGTATTATATTAAGATACCACAGGAATATAAGAAACCATTATACAAGGATAGTATTAAGATAATCCCTTCTTGTAGTGTTGAATTACTTAAAGCGACTGAACAAGTAGAAATATTACCGATAAATTGGAGGCCAGATGAAAAAGATATTGACAATATTACTGTTAAGCCTTTGTCTAAATAGTTTTGGACAACTTAAAGAGCCGATAAAAGTTATATCTATCTATTCAGGTAGTATAATCCTTAATGCTATTGGTGACGGGTTGAATGATTCCGGTAACAAGACATGGGGACATACCTGTAATGCTGCAAGCATAGGATTATTGGTTTCAACTCCGATAGTCTTTAAAAATGTGACGAAAGAAAATTGGTATCACTATCCTATCATTTACGGAGCTTTGAGATTTTCCATGTTCGATTATTCTTATAATATGATAAGGGGATTGCCATTTGATTACATGGGTATAACAGCACCAACGGATAGGATATTTAATAAAGCTCCTGCAGGATATATGCGATTTATGAAAGGAATATCTTTTACAGTCGGGATAGTTGCGCCGATAACTAAATTGAAGTGATGACAAACTACAACCTATACAAAGACGAATGGATACTTTATTTGATAGAATTGTTTAATGAGGAATACAATAATAAATTTATTAACTTAAATTCAAAATCATGCCAGTAGGCTAAAAATTAAATAAAATGGCAGTAAAACACGATAATGAACTTGGAAAGATAACCGCCATATTGGACAGAATAGAGTCCGATATATATGGTAATGGGTTGAGTGATTCAGTAAAAATAAGATAATGGAACGTACAAGACATTCAAATAAGATTCTAACCAGTAGTGAATTTCATGCTCTTGCCAGTGAGTTGGTAGCAAGAATGAACATGGCTGCAAAGTTAGGACAACAGTTTGGTGGTGATAGGGATTTATATCAAGCTCTTGGATATAAAACGAAACTCGTTTATACAGACTTCACGAGCAGGTATGTCAGGCAGGATATGGCTAAGGCTATTATTGATCGTCCAGTGAAAGCCACATGGCAAGGTGAGTTAGAATTGATAGAAACTGAAGATGATAAAGAAACAGCATTTGAAAAGGCTTGGAGACAGTTAGATTGGAAACTTCAGTTGAAAACTCGTTTATCCAGAGTGGATCGTTTGACTGGTATAGGCAGGTATGGTGTGTTGTTATTAGGATTGGATGATGTAGGGAACAGAGAAGGTTTTGTAAGACCGGTTAATGGAGAAACCAGAAAACTTCTTTATGTCAAACCTTTTGGTGAAGGAAGTGCCAAGATTGATACCTTTGAAGATGATCCAAAGAGTGAAAGATATGGAATGCCTTTAATTTATGGAGTGGAGGTAGCTGATGCTAATAGTGGATCAAGTTCAAGTGTAAAGGTGCATCATTCCAGAGTAATTCATATCGTTGATGATAATTTGGAATCTGAAATAATAGGAACACCAAGACTTGAAGCAGTGTTTAATAGGTTGATGGATTTGGAAAAGTTGGTAGGTGGTGATGCTGAAATGTTTTGGAGAGGTGCTCGTCCTGGTTTTCAAGGGATGGTGGATAAGGATTACCAAATGACGCAAACCATGAAGGATGATATGAAAGATCAGATTGATGAATATGAACATAACTTACGTAGGATATTGATTAATGAAGGAGTTGATTTGAAAGCATTAGACCAGCAGGTAGCTGATCCAAAAGGACATTTTGATGTACAGGTAGCTTGTATATCTGCCGTGACTGGTATTCCACAAAGGATATTGTCTGGTAGTGAACGTGGAGAGTTGGCAAGTACACAAGATGCTGGAGAATGGAAAACCTACGTACAGGCAAGAAGGGAAGATCATGCAGAACCAAAGATTATAAGACCGTTTGTGGATAGGTTGATTGAATTAAAGATATTACCTTCATTACAGAAGGATGAATATAGAGTTAAGTGGTTAGACTTATTCTCAGTTAGTGAAAAGGAAAGAGTTGATATTGGCAAGGCAAGGGCTAATGCAATAAGAGAATACACAACTAATCCTCTTGCTGAGTCAATAATGCCACCTGCAGCATTCTTTGAGTTATGTTTGGGATTGTCAGCAGGACAGATTGAATTGGTTACAGAGATGGTTGGTGCTGGAATATCAGAAGAACAAAAAGCATTGATGAAGGAGATAGATGATATTATTCCTAAACCAGTACCTGCAGGAAAACCAATACCAAAGAAGAAACCTGTAAATGCTCAGATGCAAGCAAGTCATACTGATTGGAAAAAGGTTTATGAAGATGGAGGAGCACATTGGATGGATGATTTGCAACCGACTCAATTTGCTCAGGAATTTGCAGAAGAATTGGTAGAAGAAGGAAAAACGTCTTTGCTTGAAATTGGTTGTGGTAATGGACGGGATTCCATTTTGTTTTCCATGGCTAAATTGTCTGTGACTGGAATTGATCTTGTTCCAGAAGCAGTGAAGTTGGCTAAAGAGAATGCAGAGCGAGTTGGAGCAACTGTAGATTTTCAAGAAGGAAATGCGGAGGAATTGACTTTTGCTGATGGCACATTTGATGCTGTATATTCATTAAGTGTATTACATTCAACTGATATGAAGAAAAGTATACCAGAGATTTCTCGTGTATTGAAATCAAAAGGATTGGCCTTGATTTATATTTATTCAAATACTCAGTATATTGATGGTAAAAAGGACGAAACAACAACAGTGGATGAGTTTATTGGGTTACTGAAGGATAATGATTTTAACATAACTAATTTTTATACTCTTGAAGATGAAGAGTATGATGAGGCTGGTGAGAAACATGGTATTATTGTGGTGAAATTAAAGAAGAATGGCTAAGGAGAATTGTACATGGAAGAAGGTGGATGGTAGATATCGTTGCATGGCTACCAAATGTCTTCATTGGTTGAAAGAAGGAAAATGTGAACTTGGTAAAGTTACTTTGACTTGTGATAATATAGATTGTATTCACAATACAGATAATAGATGTCTTTCTATGGATGTTCACTTGGATGCAGATGGAAGTTGTTTAGGTATTAAGAAGAAATAAATGGAAGTTTTAGATATATATACTGTAAGTAAGTTATATGATCCAACCAGAACGACTGCGTTGAGAAATGCTTTTGCAAGGGATATGAATAAGCGATTCCTTGAGATTACATCAACGATTAGGATAGGAGTGGATGATCAGGATTGCTTTGGCTTAAAGAAAGATAACTTGGATGTTTTACAAGCAATACCACCCGGATTCAGAGAATTTGCATTTCTAAGGGATCCAGAGAAGGTAGCAGCTTTTATGAAGTGGTTGCAAGAGCAAGTGGATAAGGGGTTATTGAAGGTAGGGCAGTTTCAGCAGGTAGGAACAGCAATAGAAGCCGCCTGGACAAATATGTATGTTTTTGATTCTTATAAGAGGGGAGTAATCAGAGCCAGATATGAATTAAAAAAAGCTGGCATTAATGTTCCGCCAATAGATGATATAAATATTCTACTCGGAACTCCATTTCACATGGATAGGATTGGATTACTTTTTACCAGAGTTTATACTGAGTTGAAGAATATAACATCTGCAATGGGTTTGCAAATTAGTAAGATTTTATCACAGGGATTAATAGATGGGGATGGACCGAGATTGTTAGCTCGAAAATTGATTGGTACTATTAACGGAGCTGGAGTTGATAAGTTAGGACTTACCGATGCATTAGGAAGATTTATCCCGGCGCAAAGGAGAGCAGAGATGTTAGCACGGACAGAAGTAATTCGGGCACATCACATCGCTACAATTCAAGAATACAGAAATTGGGCAGTTGAAGGAGTAATTGTAAAAGGAGAGTGGATGACAGCTGGTGATGATCGGGTTTGTCCAAAATGTGAAGCACTGGAAGGAAAGATATTTACATTGGATGAAATAGAACCAATGATTCCTTTACATCCTATGTGTAGGTGTATTGCACTCCCTTGGATAGCTGAACTTCAGAAGTATTATTAACTAAAGAATAGGAGGAAATTAAAATGCCATGGTCAGTAGGAGATGTAGATTCCCACAAAAAAGGATTAACAGATAAACAGAAGAAACAATG